CGTCCTTTCGAAACAAAAGATTCATTGTATCTACCAACCTCTTTCTCAAGAGTGCTCATAGGATACATTCTGCCATTACGGTTTTTTATGTCACCTTGAAGGAAAACTCCTTCAATATACATCTTCTTGGCAGAACCTTTGCCTTCGACGACAAATTCTACTTTTGAAATTTCTTCTGTGATGAGTTTCATATTCTTATGAGATGTTGTATGCTACTTTTACGACTTTTACTGAAGTACCATTACTGGCTGTTTCAAGAGTGTCGGTTGGATCTTTTTCCAATACAACACTTTCTTTAGTATTAACTGTCAAACTACCAACGGTAGCTCCACCGGAAGTTTTTCTGGTTATAACCAAAGCAGCGGAGTGACCATTATGAAGTCTAACCACGGTTGCATTATCAACATTGGAGGCAGCATTTAAATTTCCTTCTGCTGCCAGAACTTTAATAATCATTCTCCTTGATCCTCTTCTGTATCTAAATTGGAATCATCAAACATGGATGCACCAACTGTTGGACGAATAGTATTAATTCGTTCTGATGCTTTTGAATACAGAACATCCTTAATTTTGTCACTAATATCAGATGCAGAAGAATCTGATCCGATCAAATTTACAATTTCTTCCATGAAAGTTTATAATAACTATATTTTCTATTTATATCTCAGCAGCTTTGCCGTCTGCCTCAGTATATCCATCTGCATTATCATCAGGATTTTCATCAGTGGGAATATCACCCATCATTCCTTGCTCACCTTCTTGTGGTAGTGGTTCTCCTGTAATAGGATCTACGGCACTTGGATCTGGAATAACTCCATCTCTAATTTCCTGTTCAATTTGCTCATCCATTTCAATCTGCTCAGAATCAGTTTGACGAAGAACCTTACTACGAACCCATTGAGTGGAATAATACTTACCAATATAAGGTTCGATTGTTGCGAGAACACCAAGTCTCTCATTCAACATTTCAGTTTCTTTGAGTTCTGCAAACTGATTATCATACAGGAAGTCATATTGAATATGATCAGAAATTTTATCCCAATCTTCAGGTGATACAATATTCTTAAGAATCAATTGAGTCTTTAGCATATCATTGAACATCTGAGCAAATCTCTTTCTCAGACGACCAACAAACTTGGCAAATTTAAGTTCATCTCTCAGAATCTCAGAAGAACGACCAAGATTGAAACCACCATCGGCAGCAATTCTAGATTCGGGAACTCCAAGTGCTCTATAAAGTTTCTTTTGGAAATACTCAATATCAGCAAGTTCTCCTAAGTTTTGTCCACCTGGAAGTGTTGTGATTTCAGTTCCTCTACCACCTTCTCTACGAGGCAACCAAAAATCTTCCATCATACTCATAAATTTCTTATCATCACGAATTTCTCCAGTATTCGCATCATAAACTTGTTTGTTACGATAACGCATCATAACATCACGGAGATATTGTTCCGCCTTTACCTTAGGAAGATTACCAACATCAATATAAAAAATACGACGTTCTGGTGCTCTTGATAGTCTGTAAATTACTAGAGAATCCTCAATCATTCTAAGTTGATTGAGTGCCTTGATTGCTTTATGAAGATATGAAAGAACTGTTCCTTTATTTCTATCTACAAGACCTGAAGTACAGTAGGTAATTGCATCTTTCGCAATCTTAGTTCCTTTACCACCACTACCACTTGATAAGTTATTAGTTGGATATTGTGGTTTTGGTGTATAAACAAAATACTCTTCAATCTCTGGAGCAATTCCATTTTTGGATTCATTACGACCCGGAATATTTGGTCCAATAGCATTTTTATCTTTCTTCTTTTCCTGTCTCACAAACCTCATTTTCATGGGGTCAATATATCTCAGTTCCTTAATACCTTCCTGAGGTTTTTTGAGATCAATTACCTTATGATAATAAAGTCTTCCGTCAACATACCAATTTCTAAAAATTTCGTGAGATTTCTTATCAAAATCTAAAATTTCTTTGATATATTTAAATTCTTGTCTGATTGCTTTTTTTAATTTATCAGTTGCATTGAGATTTGAAAGTTCAATCTCAATTGGAGAATCGTAAAGATCACTGACGATTGCTTCATTTACAACGTCTTCTATTGCCCCATCCGCTTCAGGATGAAGTGACATTTCTCTATATCTTCTGATTAAGTCAAATTCTGTTCTATATTGACCTTCAATATCTACATACGAACCATAAAATCCACTACTAATATAGTTATCAACCCCGTCCTCGTTATTTTCGGGGACGGGGGAAACTATAGTCTTGGATTTTTTCTCGTTATCCTCAATAGAAAAACCAAAAAGTTTTGCCATATTATAAACTTGCTTAGACTGTTATTTTACTATTTAGCTGATGCTTTCACCACCAGATTCTGGAGCATTACCTTTAATTGCTTCATAGAAATGAACCTGCATCTCAACAGTAAACTCCTGAATGGTATCAGTAGTCTCATAACTTAAGTCAATTGCGGAAATGTTGGTTGGGAACACATCCTTGAAAATATATCTTCTAAGGGTTCCACCATCACGATTCAATTGATTAACTTTTGCATCTACTTGATAAAGTGCTGGATCAGTTTCACCAGTAGCATTATCCAGTTTGTTGATGGTATTCATCCACTTTTCAAATGCAGATCTAATGGAGAATGAAGTATCATTGAGAACTGTGATTGTCCAGGTTTCAAATGTTCTGTCACCCGCAATCTTCAGGATTCTTCCTCTGAAAGGAATATCAATAGGTGCGATTGTAGAAGCAGGTAAATTTGCTGCCTTTACTAAAAACCTTGCATTATCAAGAACTTCATTTTCATCCTGAACTCCAACGATTGAGGGGAACGTAAGTTCCACCTCAAATAGATTAGGTCTTGCACCACCACCCTTTAACTTACTTTTGAAGTCGGTGATAGTTCTTAGTGGTAAAGTATTTACCTGTTGACGATTTGCCATTGTTTCTTATACCTCTAAATTAAACGTTACCGATTACTTCATCAAATGAAACACCAGTTCTGGTGGCAACAAACGTAAGACCGATGAAGTTGATTGATCTTGCGGGTTTAATAAAGATGTCTGCTACGAACTCATTATTATCTATAATAGCAGCAGTGTTATTCGTTTCGTCGCAAATAACAACGAAGTCGAAGATTCCTCTCTTTGCCTGAACATCACGAAGGAATGGTTCAACAATATTTACAAAGTTGGTTCTTGTAATTTCATCATTGAATTCGAAGAGTTGATCTTTAGCAGCAGAAGAAATTGCATCTTCAAGGAAGAGGAACAATCTACGAACATTAATACGATCAAATGCCGATGCTTTACCAAATCCAGTTTTGTCTCCGAAGAGAACAATACCAGCACCAGGTGAGAAGATTACTGGATTGACTCTATTCGAATAAAGTTTGTCTCTCTGTGTCTTGCTTGGATTATATGCAAGTTTGACTGCGTTCAGGATTGCCCCTCTATTAGTTCCTGCTGGTGAGAACCAGGGGAAATTATTTGCATCATTTCTTGCACAAAGTCCAGCAATGTCTCCATTCAAAGGAACATATCTGAAGGTATTTGCAAACCTATCAAACATATACTTATAACCACTATCAAAGACTGCATAAGTAGATGACGTGACAGGAGCAAAGAAACTGATTACATTTTCGGTAATAGTTTCTGCCGAATTGACGGTCACTGCTCTATCATCAGATGTGTCAGTGAGTGCCGCACCTCTGTAAGGTGAGATGAATGCCACTGCATCTTTTCTTGCTTCGGCAACTGCAATACACTTATTAGCAAGTGCTTGTGCTTGTTCTTTACCATACCCTGCAGATCCCATAAGAATGAAATCTACATCATACTGTTCAGTATTTTCAAATAAAGTATATCCAGATACTAATCCATCTAAACCAGAACTTAATGCTCCAGTACTCTCTAGACTAGTTCCTCCATCATAATTTGCTCCACCTGACATTTGGTTATTTGAATTTCCAATTGCGGCAAAGGTAATTCCTTCTGCATTTTGGTCCCAACCAACATCAGTTTCTAAATTAAAGGTTCCACTTGCAAATCCGGTAGTTACAATACCTGCTGGTGCAGATCCTGCAAAAACTAATTCAGATCCATTTACAATAAACTTTCTCCAATATGAAGGGGATCCAAGTGAAAATTCTGCATCTTTTGCTTTAGATAATCCAAGATGTTTTTCGAGAATTGTTCCACTGTTTCCAGTAACACCTCCATCTCCATCAACTATGACAACATGAACTTCATCAAATCTAGATCCTCTTGCTGCTGCATATTGGGAAGTTCCTGGACGATCTGATAAAGCATTCCACTTAACAGTAGTAGAAGAAGTCGTTGTTAAAGTTTGTTGATCAAACCAATCTTTTTCTGAACTGACTGAAGTAGATGCATATGATGTTGATTGACCCGCAGTATGAATTGCTACATTTCCAGTTGTAGAAAATGCATATGCTCCAGAAGGTTGATAGTCAACTTCTGTTACTGTTGATCCTGCTGAAACATGCTCAAGAACTTTTACTGAAATATTAGTTCCATCAACTTCTGTGACAACACCTTTTAAATGACCGGTAAGAAGTGAAGTTGTTCCTGCTCCAGCAACAACTGTGTTAGCAGGAATTGCTTGAGTAATTCCCATTCCAACAGCAACACTATTTGCTGCAGCTAAGGTGAGAATTTGATCTGCTCTACTATCAATAATACCAACTCTTAATCCATTTCCCCAAGAACCAGGATTTCTTGCTGCAACAACTATATTGGTAATTGGATTTTCATCATATCCAAGTTCCTCATAATGATCTAAACTCTTAATTTTGATGCTAGTAGCAGAACCAACTTTTGCATTTACGATGCTACTATCATCTGCTCTGACGACCTGTAGTGATCCACCATATGCTAAGTATGAAGAAGCAGTGAGCCAATGCTCATAGTGCTTATCTGTGTTATATGGTTGTCCGAAAGTATCTAAAAGATTCTTTTCGCTTCCGACTATTGTAGGTGAATCGACGGGACCTTGTGCGAAAGGTGCAACAATTGCACCAACACTGGAAGAAGTAGGATCAACCCTACCTACCGTCAAATCCACTTCCCTTACTACAATACCGGGAGATGCTAAATTTAGTGGCATCTTGTTTTTCCCTCGCAGCCAAATTTATCTAAAAATATTTATGAAAAGGGGTATTTTCAACGGGGAAACGGTGCGTGAATACTTACCAATCAGGGTATTCCCAAGTTAAATTACTCTTTCTACCTCTTTTTACACGATTTATTGTACACTCTTTGCATTCATATGAATATGCTGATGGAAGTGTACCTCTATCTTTTCTTGTAAGATAAAAATCATCAAGTAAACTTTTAACCTTTCCACATACTCTACACTTACGTTCGAGAAATAGTAGATGTTCTAGTTCTACTTGATCATCAAAATCCATTACATGTAATCCCACATGTATGATCTGTCACCATATTCATCGGCATACCATCTATCACCAGAATTATCTACAAAGGTTGTTTCATCATTAAATCCATCAGAAATAAATCCAAAAGGAGACATATCCTGTTCAATTTGATTTTTCTGTTCTTCATATATTCTTTTTCTTACATCATTTTCAGTCATTTCTTTAAAGTAATCTTGTGCCACTAACCAAGAGAATATTACAAGGCACATTGCCAGGTCATCATTGCAACCTTCTTCTGCTTCAAAAGAGTTGCCTTTTTGGGAAAATGTGGTTAGTTCTGATATAACTTCATAATCAGATGCTAATAGTTTATCATCTTCAATTAGTGTTTTTAGGTTGGAACATCCCAACTTCTTAACTGCTGCTGTTGTTCTAACACCAAGTTGAGACTTCTTTCCACTAAATCCCGATCCCACAACCTGTCCATTTCTTCCTCTCATCGCACACATGAGAATATTTTCATATTCTAAGTCATACTGAAGAATACTGGCAACCTGATCTCCAATATCATTAACTTCTATCAGTAACCAAGATTGATTATACCCCTTTGCTACATCTAAAATTATACTTGGAAACAACATTGGTTTTATTTCATTATTCCTATACTTTGCAACTACCTTGTACGGGAACTCTGTAATGTCAAAAACAATAAATGCCGAATAATCATTTCCTAATCCACGAGCAACATCAACAGTAATCAAATAATTATGTTCTTTGATTGGATTTTCATAAACATCGAGTCCAGCATTTCTTTGTATGGGATCTTCATATACAAGAGTTTTAAGTTTTGATGGATTGATAAGTGTATTGACAGATCCTAAGAACTCGCATTCAAACTCAACACGAAACTGTTCTTCAGAAGTGTTAGCAATTGTTTGTTCTTTCCAAACTACATCTCTACCAGGAACTTCTGACCAGTGAACCTCGGTAGGAATATATTCATTTTTACTTCTTTCCGCATCATGCCACATACGGTAGAAGTGACTCATACCATGTGGAGTGGATACAATGATTACTTTGGTGTTTTTACCAGAAGTAATAGTAGGATAAACAGAGGCAAAGAACGAGTCAGCGACATGATTCGGGACGAATGCGAATTCGTCGAGAAAGAGGATGTTAAACGACATACCTCGGACAGCACTTGCAGACGTAGAAGCTGCCAGTATCTTACTCCCATTTTCCAACTCCATTGAACCTTTGTTCCA